GCAGTTACTGCTTTCCATAACAACACCAGAACCGTTGGTGCTGTCTTGTTTTAGATTCAGGACTTTGGAGTTGGAATTGATGTTTGACTGCGGCGAAGCTGTCCCGATGCCCACGTTGCCGCTTCGGTCTATCCGCATTGCCTCGCTTGGCGAAGAGCCAGTCCGAAACACCATTTGAGCATCATTTGTGCCGGTGGTGCTGGCCGTTGCGTCGAAGTACATCGCACCTGCATAGTTGGTGTAGGTGCTGCCAAAAAGCTGTATACCGGCACCAGCAGAGCCACCCTTTAAGGTAATCTGCGAATCTGTCCTGTCGCCCTCGATATCAAGAGACGATGAAGCCACTTGCGCCGCTACAATGCTTCCGGTTCCCGCTGGGTCAATCGTTACGTTGCCATTCGTGTCTGTGCTGCTGATGGTGTTGCCGTTTACCTTGACGTTATCAACATCCAACTCAGCAAAGGTTGGCGTTGCCGTGGAATCAAGCTGATTAGTGCCAATCTTACTAAGTGCCATCAGCTAATCTCCAACAACGATACAGTCACATCAGCGGCTGACGCCTGACTGGCGGTAATTCGCAAGATGTCACTCGCGTTCAAAACAATCTTCTGGTCACCCCCAACAGCCACCAAACTGCTGCCCACCGGCACAATAGCCGACTTGACGATGTGTACGTTGTCGCCGTCGGCGTTGATTAGCTGGACATTTACGGTGATGGAGACGGTCAGGATGTTGGCAATGTTCAGTCCGATGATGGTTGTCTCTGTCGAACTGGGGCATGTGTAAACATCTGCGTTAGCGGTGCCTACGCCTGTGTCTGTAAAGGTCTTAAAGTTATTAGGCATATCGTTACCCCAGTGCTATCGCCATGACTACGCTTTGCCCAGCGGATTCAAAGTCGGTTGTGTTAGATGTGGCTGCGCTACCTAACCCCAGTGATGTTCTGGCTGTTGCGCCGCTCTCAGCTACAAAATTAGACCCATCACCCACAATAAAGTTACCGTTTGTAACCGCCAGCCCCGCCACGTCTTGTAGCTGTGCGTCCAACCTAGCGTTAGCCACTGTCCCGCTAGAAAGGTTGCTGGCGTTCAATGCCGTCAGATTACTACCATTCGCCGCCGGTAGTGTCGCTGGGAACCGCGCATCTGGAACTGTACCGGAGCCAAGATTGCTGGCGTTCAACGCAGTGAGGTTTACACCACTAGCCGCTGGCAGAGTTGCAGGAAACCTAGCATCTGGGACCGTGCCAGAGGCAAGGTTGCTGGCATTGAGTGCAGTTAGGTTGCTACCGTTAGCCGCCACCACATTTCCAGAGGCATCAAGGAAGGACATCTTTTCCGCTGGCAACGTGCAGAAAATCGTCCTTGTACCGGAACTCCAGTTCACAGCAGCATCACTGTTGCTCGACTGAAGTATCGTAGTTCTGGCTAGTGTGGTGCCTGACGCAGTGTAGGTTCCAATGCCGACCTCAAAGTCGGTGCCGTCAGAACAAGCGTAATACGTCGTGTTCCCATCGCCCACGCTGCCGAAAGTCTCAAAACCAGAAACAGCGCCTGCAAGCGTGTACGTTGCAGTGCCGGTGGTTGTGGTCGTTTCTTTTACGCGATCTCTGAGAACAAGTGCCATGTTACTTTAGCTCTATCGACAGGTTGCCTGCGTTAATGCGGAAGATATCGCCAGTGGCGATTGTCTTACTTGCATCAAGTGCGCCAACGAACAAGATGTTTCCGCTACTAGCCGCGTCTACAACAAACGCATGTGTGATCGTGTTGTTTGTGCCGGTAGACGCCGGGAACTCAATATTGGCCGCGTTTGTTGCGGTCTGAGCATCTGTTCCCACTGCGGGAACTGTCCAGCCGGAAGCCTGAACCTGCTGCCTAGCGTAAGACCCAAACGTGGCCTCTGTTAGAGAGCCTGTTTCAATACTAGATACGGCGGTTGCAAGGCCGACATAAATGCTGTTGCCGGGAGTGGCAAAGCTCTCTGAGTTATTCTTGAACAAGAAATCAAGGATCGCATGTTCTAGATAATTGGTTGCTGCGTTTGACGTTGCCATGTCTTCTACTCCTTATGTACGAGGCCGATCTGGCAGACCTCTGCGATACGCATCGCTGTTTTCTCTAGCTTCCGCCAGATCTTTAATCCTGGTCATTGCCTCGGTGAACTGTTTCTCATACATCTGAAGCATGTCCTGCTCACCTTTCATGTATATATACGCTTCAACCAAAGAACCGTAAAGCAGGGCGTTGGGAGCGTTGTCGCTCAACCACGTGGTTCCACTATCACTGCCAGCGGTCAGAGATGCCGGCCTGTAATAGTAGTGAAGCTCAACAGCGTAGTTGCTGTCAGGGGTTGGCGCCATAATGAAGTTATCTTTATCAAAAAACGCATAATACTTTGGCGTTCCTGTCGTTGCCGGATTCGGATTGTATTCTTGGATGTAGTTCACATCTTTTTGAAGCAGGAACTCCTTCGAGCTACTGTTTGTGACAGACAAAGAAAAAGATGAAAGATAGTCGCTCGGCACAGAAAGATACGGATCACCTTGTGTTAGCGCACTTGTCGCGTTCTTGCGAAAAATCTCAAGGTCAACCAGCTTGAAGATACGATCTTCGGCTGCGCGAATGAACACAGGTAGATTCGTCACGAAGGACGTTTCAGTGTTTTCGGTATAATCTTGGATGGCTGTTTTTAGCTGTGCGTATGTAAAAGCCATTAAGCGATCCTTACAATCGCGCTACTCGCGCCCGCTGTTGGAATGGTAATAGTAAAAGTAGATGAAGAAGAAGCTTGATCGGCTCCAAAATCAAACACCGCAATCGCTTTGTCAGATGCACTGCTGTTATAAAGCAGTGCTCCTCGTGCCGTTATTGTAGAGTTAGCAAAACTAACGTCAGCAAAATCTATAAAAGCAGTTGTGCCGCTGGTGTTGATGGTTATGCTTGTGACGGTAGCACCGCCCGCGCTATAGCCTGTTCCGCTTACTTCGTTAGCTGTTGAGTATGCGGTTGTGGTCGCGTCGAGAGTGGCGCTGTTTGTGAACAGCGCCATCTTAAATGTGTGACTTGCAAAATTGTGGACGGCTTGAAGCAGTTCGCTTTTAAAAGACGTACACAGATAATTTCCAGTAAAAGCCATGTTTACTCCTATGGCGTGTTCGCTGTACCGCCCATGCCGCTGTGGTTTGTGCAGTAATAATACAGAGTTGGAGTCCCCGAGGCTACCGTGATCTGTGTGTAAGCTCCCGAGCTACCCGGGGAACCGTTAGTAGATACACCTGTTGTATACTCGGAACCCCCGGCGTGAGTGCCGTTGGCAGTTTCTGAAAACCGGAAGGGATGCCCCGAGTTGCTGTTGTCTGATTGATCGAACCTGTAGGTAGAACCCTCGCTTAACGTAAGCGTCGGAGAAGCCCCCGACAAACCAGCAACATAATACTTATTGCCTGTTCCGTAAGAATTTGTTCCCGAAGCAACAGTAACTGTGTAGTTCGTAACGATTCCAACTGAAACAGAATTTACGCCGCCAGTGGCGGAAACCCCGGTTATGGATACAGTAACAGTCCCTGATGGTGTTGTACCTGTTGTGACTACGTCTCCCACAAATCCATGCATGACTGCAACAGGAGACACTTCCAGCGTCCGTGAGTTAAACGTGGGAAATGTTATACTGACTGAATGAATAATCGAGGGTGGTCGTGGATTGTGAAGAGCCTGCGGATCCGGCCCCACTCGAACGGGCTGTAGTTGAGGATGCTTCGTCTCATACTCATCAGGTCCGACTTTTAAACCATTCCACTCCGTAACCATTTCTCGAAGACGATACCGGAATCCGGATCTATCCGAATAGCCCCAGGCGTCTTTTCCTGAAGCGAACCGCGCCATTAGTTCACCCTCAGATACTGAATGCTTGGCTGTAGCTTGAGAGCCACACGATCTTCATCTTCATCTGCGGCTCGTTGAAACTCTTCTTCGTAAACCACTTTCAAAAGCTGCACACGTTCCGGCGCTTTCTTCATCGCAAGATAGTATGCAAGACCAGCGACCATACACGGCAGAAATCTAAACGGTGCATCCGTGGTGTTCACCAAAGCATCAGCGTCTTGAATTCTTTGCACGTAATAATAAACTAAGCTGTCTGTCGAATTTTCAGGAGTCGGCCACAGTGTAACTTGTGGTGTTACTTGCCTGTTGTAGAAATACTGGCTGGGGCGTCCTGTCTGTGTTTTATTGGGCGTCGTCAAGTATTCGCTTCGAGACATGCGGTCAAGCTGGTAGTCCGTGCCGCTTCTTCGAATCACAACCTCAAGTAGATCCGTGTACGCTGTGTCGAAGGTGTACGTAGCAGTTCCTGCGGTCAACGCCTGTGTTCCCTGCTGCACCGTCCACAGATTCAAGCCACGGTTAGCCCAGTCTGCAAACATAAGATTCAGAGACCTACGAGCCGTACGCGCATCATAACCGGTGCGAACCTCAAGACCGCACCGCTCATATGCTTCTTCGATAATCTCTGCTACATCGAGATCAAAATCTCTGGATCCGGAAGTTGCCATCTATTTATTCTTCTTGTGTGTGCCGCCGTAACCAAAACCAGGAACGCCGCGACCTTTTAGAATATCTTGCTTCGTGACCTTACCATCACCTGTTAGGTCGGGGAAGTTACCACCACCCATTTTAAAACGAGTGCGGCTAGGAGCCTTGTTGTTGCGAGTAGGCATTACCATCGCGCCGGCAGCGGCTTTTCGAGGAGAACAATGAGACATTATTTTTTCCTTCTCTTTAGTGATTTAACCCGTCGTGGCTTACCGGCAGGCTGTCCAATGCGTTTCTTTTGACTGATTCTACTACGCTTTTCAGCCGCTGTCATTTCTGACGATGTTTTAGGAGTCTTCGAAGAAACTCGTTTGGAAGGACGACAATAAGGAGTGCCACGCTTTTCACCCTTTTTTCTGCCACACGCCTTGCCAGTGCGTACATCTTTCCAATCCTCTTTAAACCAGCGCTTTAACGCCAATCCTTTTTTGGTTTTTCGTACAGCCATCTCAGTCTCTCGACTTCCGTATTTGTTCAAGACTCTCTTGTATTGTCATGTCTTTTTTTGCATTCGGATCATACTTGCACTGATATTCGTTTGGCACAAATTCTAGGTACTGAAAAAACTGAGACTCAATGGTATTGTTTGCGCCTCGGAATACGCAAACCATTTCTCTGTTATCCAGCTTTTCACACTTCACCTTACGACAAGTAACCATTTGATCAGCACTAGCTGAATGCGCTTTTAACAATAGTATAAAGGCCAATAAAGCCGAGACAGCAATTCCGGAAAACAAAATCCACGCTACGATCTCTACAAACTTACGTCGGCGTTCACGTTGACGGTACAACGTCTCCTTGCGCCTCTTTCTTATTTGGCCTTCCATTGCCACCAGTGAATCCCACTTGGACTTGCCCATAGTGAGGCTTATCCACTGCTGTAGCTCATAGCGCTGCTGCTGCGCTTTTTGCTTGTTAGCAAAAGTCGTTATGGCCTCTTGTTCGACGCTCTGGCCGCCGAACAGTTTTTTAAAAATTGGAGGGTTTTTTGCTTCTTTCTCCATCTGATCAAGGTCAGATAAAGCGCCCATCCAGCGCGAAAGATCAGACGCCATTGCCTCAATATCACGACCAACAGCAAAGCCCTTCTTTAAAGCCGAGAATGCCGCTGAAGCGGTTGCCATTGCTGATATAGGATCCATCAATAAACCTTCGTGTCTTCATCAACCAGCCGAGGCACACAGTAGGCGGTGATCTTCTGACCTTGTTTGTGAAGCTGTCGAGCAAAGTACGTACACTCGTTAATATCTCGAAAGTACATGTCGTTACTTACCAGCTTCTTTTCTTCTCCCATCCCAACGAACACAAACAATAAAAATGCATGGATCATCGCTAAGAGCAGCGTGTCTTCTTTCGCCGTCCGTTCATCACACCGCCGCAACCTCGAGCAACAACCTGATTGGCCTCTAGGTTTCCTCGGAAGGGGCGTTTGGCTTTTTGCTCGTGGATTCCGCCAGCGGCTTTTTTGGTCTTATTACCCCAGTTTGCGGCTCCGACCTTACGGCACTTGGCGATGGCCCCGCTTGCGTACGCCGACGGGAAAACCTTATATCTTGCCTTAACTTTGCGATAGCATGCATCTTTAGCCATTCCTTCGTTTCCTCTTACTGGCGCAATGTGCTTTTTCACTAAACCCTTTAGGACGCTTGCAATTCACTTTTGCCTTACGAGCCTTGGTCCATTTTTTCTTTTGTGGAGGCTTGGATATCTGCTGCCTCATCGAACCACGCGACATCGCCATTTCTTTGTCTCCGAACGTAATCTTCCCATAAAGGTGTCAACATCTTGTGGTTAGATTCAACCTTCACCACAATAACCGCCGTGCGCTTATCGACCTCTATTAGTGTCGTGAGGATCCAAACCACAAGAGAAAGAGCCACGCCCCCAAAACCAATAACACCGGCTTTAACCAAGGTCTTTTCATCTAGCATTTCCATCTCCGACGCGCCGCGCAAATACGCTTCTTTGGCGTCTTCTTACAGCTAATGTTATGCATTTTCATTTGGCCCTTGGACCGCGAACAGTAAGACGTTCGTCTCTTACCACCACCGGGCTGGGGAGCTTTCAGCTTTGACCCTGTCGCCCGGTTGTATTTAGCACGGCCCTTGGCCGTGAGTCCTGCGCCCTTGGAGGCGGGCAGCTTCTCGCCGCGTTTAACGGAAAGACTAACAGATTTTTTCTTTTTTTTCGCCGCCATTACCTACCCCCCAACTGAACAAATACAGTTATTGAAGTGTTGTCTGGTAAGCTGGCATACATTCCATTTTCAAAAATGATCCCATCCCCCGGTATCTCCATACCAAAAGTTCCAGCGGCCTTCTCGTCCACCTCTATAACAACATCACCAGATGCGGCAGAGTCGTTGTCATACAAAATGATATGCCCAGATGTTCCTGTATCGTGATTTACAATAAAACCCTTAAAACGCCCCCGGCAGTCCGCAAGGACGCCGGAAGCATGTAAGTGTTTAGATATGACCTCGTTGCCAGCCATTAACCAAAGAAACCCGTGATGGAGTCTATGTTGGTCAGCGTAACGTGACACTCATCATCGAAGATAATTCCGTGATCCGGGATTGTTATCTGATTATCATCAGAGGTATGAAACACCATAGACAGCAACGTCGCACCACCGCTGGCATTTTTAAAAACAACAGCCGGAGAACCACTAGACGCGGTTTTTACGTAAAACGCTTTCAGGCGTGTTCTTCCACCCAGCAACGTACCCGTGGCAGTGGCAGTCTTAGTTGTAATAGAAGCAGCCATAGTGCCCTCCTATTAAGCAAGGTTGTTGTTTTGCTGATACAGAATTGTAAAACGAACAAGACCTGCATTTGTCGAAGCAGAAGAAGTTACAGTAAGACGAATGTCCGTTGTACCAGTGTCCTGCCAAGCCAATGCTGCGCCAGCTTGGGTTGTCGGATACTTCCGGCCAGCAGTTGTGCCACTTGCAAATGTGTTCAGAACTGTAGCCGCTCCACCCACAGTATCTCCGACACTCAGGTTGGTTGTGGTATTGGCTGCGGTGATTACATCAATCACGCAGTCAATGATCTGAGAGTTTGCTGGAATAACAACATCTGTAACGGATGCGGCAAGAGCGCCCCCGGAAAGATCTGCTGAAAAAGTCTGAGCCATAACAACTTGACCAACATTAGCAATGTTGCTGCCGAGTGTTGTGCCGGTAGTGTTTTTAATGGTTCCGGCCTTAATAGGACCAGAAAAAGTAGTTGTAGCCATTTAGATCTCCTGTCGTGGCTAGTGTCAGATCCACAATGAATCTGTCAGGGACTTATGCATAGTACCCTAAAAAAAAGGGGGCCGCAATCGCGGCCCCCAGTGGGGAGGATTTTTGTGACCTTACGCGGCGCCGGGTGAACCGAACACACAACGTGGGTCAGAGAAGCCGAAGCTGTAACGCTCACGAGCCTTGAACCGCATGTTGCCGGTATCGAAATCCGGATCCATGTTGGTTGCAAGCGGCATACGCTCGAAGTGCTTCAGGCCGTTAGGTGCATCCGTCTTGATGAAGAACGCATCTGTGTCGGTCAGGTAGTCGTTGACTACGTAGCCTTCTGGAAGCATGCCCATGCTCTTGAGGGCGTTAACATCGTTGTCAGCAGTGCCGACGCGGAGGTTAGACACCATCAGGCGCTCTGCTACAAACTGAAGCTGGCGTGGAACGATCAGCTTCATGCCACGAAGGGCAATGACAAGGCCACGCTCATCGACGAAACCAGCGATGCTGATCAGTGCGTCTTCGAGAGAAGTCTCGTTCAGGTCTGCGGCAGTACCCGGCTCGTTGGCAAAAGTGCCACCGTTTGTCAGCGGGTGTGAAGCATCGCAAAGTGCCACACCGTCACCACCGGCAGTTGCGCCTGCGGTAAACGCAGAGTTAAGAACAGAAGCTGCCTTAACCTGCTTGGTGTGCGCCATTGAACGTGCCAGAGCACGAGTGTAGCGAGATGCTAGGCGGTCGTAGAGATTGTCTTCTACAGCTTCCTCGGTGATCGAGAAACCCATAGCAACAGTCTCGTGCGTATACCGTGCGGTATACGCCTCTTGAGCGTCATCGAACGAGATACCAGCACCTTCGTTCTTAACCGGTGCGGCTCCGAATCCAGACAACATAACCTCTTCCTCGAATGCCCGATCTGATGCCTCGGTGTCGAAGATTTCGGAATGCTGACCCTCGTAGCGATTGTACTCCATACCAAAGAGGGCATTGAGGCCAGGCTCAAGCTCTTTAGCGAGTTGTGCGCGAGAAATAGCCATAACTAACTACCCTCCTTACGATGCTGCCGCTTCTGAGTCAGCGCCCAGAAGTGCATGGTTGTTGATCATTACAATCATCGGAATGCCAGCGGCAGCGAAGTCTTCATTCTCAACGTCGGCTTGAATGCCCACAATCTTCAAAGGAAGAGATGTGTTGCTTGAGTCGAGAGTGGCGACATCCATTTTAGCACTGGAGTTACCGGTAATTGTGCTGCCGCTTGCACCGCTATCAAGCTGAGTGTTCTCAAAGATAGAAGCGATTGCAGTAGCGCGATCTGTGAAAGTAGCGTCTGTAGCAATTATGAAACGCTGCATCGGGTTGTCGTACACGTGTCCGATAATATCGAAGTTTGTGTCGGCGCCCGAACCAGGCCAGTAATTGGAAAAGACCTTCTTACCAGTAGTGGAAGAAACATACTCACAGCCAGCGAACACACCTACGTATTTAACAGTGTCACCGGTAGCAGAACCAATGGCGATTTCACCACCATTTACAGCTTTAACCGGAGAACCCTGATAAATCGCGGAAGCACCACTGTCGATGAAGTATGCATTAGTACCGGAAGTAGCTGGAGTGCTACCTGCGGTATTGATCGGCTTTAGACCGAATGCAACATTGGCGTTTGCCATCTGTTCACCTCACAGGTTATTCGGGGGAGTTTTTCCCGCCGAAGGTTACACGACTTTTCCTATCGTTGTGGATAGGCATCGAGGGATGTTGTTCCCTCATAAGGTTTTCATCAACGGCTTTCATTTGATTGCGGGTCTGCTCCCGATAGTATTCAGTTCTTTCCTCGACCGTTTCTTCAGGAATACGGCACAGCATAAGACCGCCGACACCGATAACTCCTGCATTCTTCCCCTCTTGGATCACTGGATAGCGATCTCCCATGTCGGGATACTCGTCAGCACGTACTGGTTCCCAGCCTTCACGCAACTTAGAGTGTACGTTAGTCAGGTCATCCTCGCCCCGAAGCGCGGTTCGAACCCAACGATGCTTAAAACCGATTGGTGCATCAGGTGCATCCAACTTGGATGGGGGTGCCCAGGGCTTGCGCCGCTGAGTGTTTGCGCGACTCTTTGCTTCGCGTGTAGTTCTTTCAGCCATTTCTTACTCCTTTACGTACTTGGCATATTCCTCGAGCGGAACATTCAATCGTTTCGCAATCGCAATCTGCGATGGAGTCAGTTTGACTGTTCTGCGCCCCTTTGACGACGACTTGGAAGCCGTGGACCCAGCAGAAGCGACTCTGGGTCCGGTATCGCGTTTTGTCTCCGCAAACTTGTGCGGGAACTCTGTGCGAACACGTTTATCAAGCTCACTATAATACTCATCTGACGTGGGGTCAAACCCCTCGGCTTCGATAAGTTGCCGATGAATACCAAAAGCTGCGTATGTCATGGTCTGGTCGTTGCCAAACCAATCATTCTTAGACGCCCACGCCTCGGCCTTCGGATCAGGCTGCTGCTGCGGTGCGGGCTGTTGTTGTACAGGCTCTGCCTCAGCCGGCTGTTGCTGTCGCTCTTCGTTGCGGCGCTTGGCTTCCTGATAACGAGCCTGCTCTAAGGCAATCTGACTGATCCGCTGCTGTGCCTCAAACATCCCATCGGCGTCACCTTCTTCGTACGCTTTGCGGTATGTTTCCTTGGCTGCGGCAGCGTCTGCCTCAACGCGGCTACCAAACTCACCCACGTAAGACTGATCTAACTTATCCAGTCGAGTGCGAAGCTCATCATTCTGCTTTTTGACCGCCTCGGCATACTCTATCGCGGCCTGCCGCTGACGCTCTTCTTCACGAAATCTGTTTGTTAGCTTCGATATCCGCTTTTGAACGGACTCTGAATACTGCTCTAACTCGTCTTCCTTGCCTTCCGAGTCAGCCGCCTCTTGCTCTGCTTCAGGCTGCTCCTCTACCGGCTCGACCTCAATATCCTCGGTCTCAGGAATTTCTACGTCCTGCTCTTCTGCGAGATTATTCTGCATACTATGCTCCGTATGTCTTGATATCGTCTGGATCGACGATTGTTGCAATGACCTCATCGTCATTGATGATGCGAACCTCGCCACCTTCTATCTGGAAGCGCGATCCGGCGTAGCGACCAATACAAACCCAGTCGCCCTCTTTGCACCACGGTTCGAACCCTTCACCAAACTTATCTTCATCTAAGTAGGCAAGCGGGCCAACCTTCACCACATATGCCACAACAGTGGCACGTGCTTCTCGGTCCTTGGCTTGATCGGGAACGTATACCCCGCCCTCAGTCTTGTCCTTGCCTTTGTACGGCATAACAAGAACTCGCCAACCGGTCGGTTGAGGAACTCTTTCTAGGGCGGTTTTTTTAGAGGCTTCTTCTTCAGCTTTTTTCTTGGCTTGCTGCTGCCGGAGAACGTGATCAGGGACTAGAAGCGTCGTCATAATTCACCTTTTTTAGCAGGGTGCGTAACTCTTCTAGCGCATAAGTGATCCCCTGAATCTCACTTACCATAGCACGATATGATTCCATATCAGATGCGCCACCGCTAGTCAGGGAGATGCTAATATCATCTACCCGGTTTTGCAAGGTTTTCTGATACCTTGATAGAAAATCTACGATATCCATTACATGATCTCAGTAATCGGACCGCCGACCTCGAAAGATGAACACGAATTACTCGCCGCGCAAACAAACTTCAGAAGCTGACAGTATCCAGTTTCTCCAGAGTCATCTTGCATACATGATTGCATCTGCGGAGATATATTATAGTAAGCACACACACCACATGACGACTCAGGATTGATAGCAGGACCATACTGATGCTCTTTAATCGCTAGGCGTTGGTTCTCTTCGTTTGTTTCGACATCCTGAGTTGCAACGGGGCAAGAGCCGTCATCACCGCCGCCGTTGACCATCTGATCAACAGGGATGCCGTCTTGAATCTCTTTTGCCAGATCTAACCCGTCTGGAATTAGTTTAATTTCAATTTTCATAGCTGTGTACCCGTCGGGAATCTAATCATGTCATCTATTGAAGGAACACCACCAAACTCTAAAAATGTTTGCGGCAAAAGCGCTTCGTCTGGAGTGCTGTACAATCCAGCCCCAACAGGTTCAAGGGCCAGCATTCTATCCCTATCCGGGTTAACAAGGTCGGCGAACCTTACTTCATTTTGGAAACGTCGGTTCATGTCTTCTGGGACCATGTTGCCTGTCGGCTGATTCGCGAAGAAAAACGGATTGTCCGGGGTCAGCGGAATGTAGTCACCCGTGACCTCTGCGGCGGTGACGGGGATTTCTGGCCTGGAAATGTTAGATAGAATAGTATCTATGGGAGTAGCGGGGGTAGCTAAATCGCTTCCATCGTACAAATTTGGATTTACCACCTCTGGAAACGCCGGTTCGTCCACACGCTTAATAAAAATAGATCCCGATGGACGTTGATTCACGCGCGCACTCGTTGCCGGAACGTAAGACGGTCCAGCTTCCGTTGGGAACTGTGCACCCGGAACAGAAAGCTCACTTCCTCTGTCTGCAAAACGCAGCATCGGACCAACAATCGGCAGCATGCTAGCGATGCCTCGGTCCGGGCGCCTGTTTGGATCTCGGGTCACCGGACCAAACCTAGTTAAAGATCCCTCGTCCAGCATACCGCGAACCTGACCCCTGCTGTCCAAGGGGTTCATAAACTGGTCGTAAGCTAGATTGCGAACATTAGCGATTCCCTGTGTGCCAAGAGTATTTGTGTAGTCAATCTTGCTGGGATCAATTCCAAAAACACGACTAAAGAATCCCTCTCGGCCATACGGATTAGTATCAGTGATCCCCTTCACAGACTCAAATACAGGCTGGCTCATGTAGCCCGTTCCTGGGTCGTCAACCACAGGACGTGTGTCCATCGTTGGCCTCGGGTTGGTCGGGCCTCGATCCTCGAAGGACATTCCGTATGGGTCTCTGTTAGGTGGCGGCATCTACTTCACTCCGCTAAACTTAGTGCCTTGTATCGCTTTGCCCATGCCGCGACAGGACATGTACTTGCCATCGGC